AGTTTATAAAGACTTTTTTAACAAATTAGGTAAGAGAGATTTAAAGAATAGAGATTACGAAGAATTTTTTAGACAAATGGGTACTAAAGAACTTCAGGAACTTGGTCTGGATCCTGACGCAATACGAATCAAATTAGACCAAATTATGGAGTGGAATGAAACGTCTATTAATCCTACTGATATTAAGTAGTACACTAGTTGGTTGTATGAAAACAACTTGTATATCGCCTAATAAATGTGAGAAAACGGTAGACTGGAAAGACCCTAAATTTTCACTCTTTAGAACCATAATAACAAATGGTGCTAATTTAGGCAATTAAAGCTTGACAAATGATAGAAAAAGGTGTATAGTAAATATATGATGAAAAATAATATCGAAAGACTGATTAATAATGCAGCTACGGCTTGCAAAAACTCAACAACAGATTGGTCTAAAGACTTTTGGTTCAATACATTTAAAACATTGTGCAAAAAGTATGATAGACCAGACTTATATAATAAACACTTACACTAAAGGACTAATATGAATATTTTTTATGTAGATAAATCACCTGTGACAGCAGCTGAAATGATGTGTGATAAACACGTACCAAAAATGATTGTAGAATCAGCACAAATGTTATCTACTGCTCATAGAATGTTAGACGGTACCAAGTACACAGGCAAAACTAAAAAAGGTCGTAATATTAAAAGATGGTTGCACCCTAACTCAAACCTAGAAAAAACTTTATACTTGGCTTGTCACACAGGACACCCTAGTACATTATGGGTTATGGAAAGTGCATACAATTATATGTGGTTGTATAGACATATGATGGCATTACATAAACAATGGCAATTGAGATACGGTCATACTACTAATCACAAGACAATTGAATTGTTAGGTGATATACTAAAACATACACCTATGAATATACAACTAAATAAGATTGCAACAGAACCAACTCCTGCTATGCCTGACCATTGTAAGGTTGATGGTGATTCAGTAGCTAGTTATAGAAACTACTATATACTAGAAAAGAAAAGATTTGCAAAATGGGAGTTTACTAAAACACCAGAATGGTATATAGAGGGCAAAATAATAGACAATGAAGCTGAAGAACAATACATCTAAACCTAAAATCTACGAAAGAAATCCTATGACAGGAGTTATTCGTTGGAGATACGTTAACGAGTCACCTGATAAATTTGGATGGCCTAATTATGGAAGAATATTAAAGGAGAAAAGAAATGCGAAATGAAATGATAGAAGCTCTTAAAGCACACGCTGAAGGACATATTAAGAAACACAAAGTAAACATTGAAGTGTTGTTAACCAAAGCAGTAGGTATCGGTGAACACGGTGATATATTAACTGAAATTGAAAAAGAATTAAAAATTGTTGCTGAATATGATGACCAGTTAGAAATGCTTAATAAGTATTTTACTTTTAGAGACCCATTAAAGAGTCAAGGGTAATGCCAAGTTATACTTTTGAAGATACTAAAACCGGTAAAGTGTTTGATGAGTTTTATTCTATAGCTGATAAAGAAGAATACTTGAAGAAAAACAAACACATTAAACAACTTATCACACAGATAAATATAGTAAGTGGTACAGGTGGTATTAAGAACGACTCTGGTTGGAAAGATAACTTGTCCAGAATTGCAGAGGCACACCCAACTAGTCCTTTTGCAGACAGATTTGGCAAGAAGTCAATCAAAGAAATTAAAACAAAACAGGTGATTGAAAAACACCGTAAACGTAAAGGAAAGTAATGACAAAAGATTTACCAGATTATATGCGTGGTTTTGATATTGATGATGATTGGGGTATGACACCAGTTTCTAATGCACCTGAAACTCAACCTGCTATTGATACAAAAGTAATTGAAAGCTCTAATATAGAGTTGGCAAAAGTAAAGACAGATGTTTCATCTATCAAATCAATGATGAATGAGATAATGCAGATAGTGGCAGAAAAAGATACTATCACTAAAGAAGTAAATGACGAACAAACTCTAACTAGATTCAAAGATATAGAAAAGTTAATATTGCCTTTCTTATACAATCTAATGAAGAGTGATGAACCTTATATACATTGGCCAAACAGAGCGCCAATCATCAAGGCTCAGATTGAAAAACTATTAAAAATTACAAGGGATTAAAATGAAACTATCAAACAATTTTTCTTTAAAAGAAATGACAGCTTCACAAACAGCTGTCCGTAAGGGTATTAGTAATAACCCTAGTGAAGACCATATGAATAACTTAAAAGAGTTATGTGAAAACGTATTACAAAAAGTAAGAGACCATTATGGTAAAGTGGTTACCATTTCAAGTGGGTATCGTAGTCCTGAATTATGCGAAGCAATCGGCTCAAGTAAAAATTCACAGCACGCCAAAGGCCAGGCGGCCGATTTTGAGGTGTTTGGATTGAGCAACGCTGAATTGGTAAAATGGATTTCAGAGAATTGTCAATTTGACCAGATGATTTTAGAATTCCACAATTTAGATGAACCTAATTCGGGGTGGGTACATTGTTCTTATCGTGCTGATGGTGAAAACCGTAAAGAAATCTTACGTGCTTATAAGAATGAGAGCAACAAGACTTGTTATGAGTCTTATGTTCCTAGCTGAAAAGAAGATAGGGAAAAGTTAAGAAACTCTCCTGACTTAATTAATGAACATATGATGGATTATAGGTCGAATTAGGCTTGCCATTGTGATATAAACTGTATATAATGTATATATGATGAAAAAGATAAAGACAGAAAAAACACTAGAAATAGCTAAATACGTACTTGGACTTGTTTGTCTAGGTGTTGGTTTATCAATATTAGCTTTAATATTAAATTACCTACAAGGAACGATATAATGAAAAATTTTGTACAATTAGACGAGAGTAAATTCCCACAAACAAAGGGAATGAATCAAGGTGGTTTTAGATTTTACCAAGTTGACGGTAAAAACTATCCATCTGTAACCACAATTTTAGGTGTTCAAAAGAAACCAGGTTTAGAACAATGGCGTAAAAATGTTGGTGAAGCAGCTGCCAAATGGGAAATGGCCAGAGCGGCACGTAGAGGTAAAGCTGTACACACACTCGTAGAACAATATCTAAAAGGTGAGACACCGGCAATTCGTGATGTATTACCACTTGGTATGTTTAAGTTGATGAAACCATATCTTGACCAGATTGATAATATTCATTGTCTTGAAAAGATTATGTATTCACACAAACTGACCCTTGCTGGTCAAGTTGATTGTATTGCAGAATATAATGGTAAGTTATCTGTTATTGACTTCAAAACAGCTAATAAAGAACGTATTGATTCTTGGAATCATAGTTATTATTTGCAATGTACTGCCTATGCTATTATGTATGAAGAGCTATTCGGTACTCCCATAGAACAAATCGTTATTCTTCAATCAGGAGAAGATGGTTCTATGAAACCATTTGTAAAAGATAAAGCGACATATACGGCAGACCTAGAGAAAGCAATTAAGGACTTTTATAAATATTATGAAGAACTTAATAAAGAAACCAAAACTACAGCCGATTTATAGATAGTAAGACCTCTTTTTAAGTCTAGGGAGGCTTTAATGCAAAAATTAATACTAACTTTGTTATTCACCATAATAGCATTTACAGCAAAGGCACAAATGGCACAAATGAGTTTACCTGCTCAATGTGGACCAAGTGAAGTTGTAAATCAATATGTAATGAAATTTGGTTTTGTAATTGAAACAATGTCTATGGCAAAAGAAGGTGCTCAAAAAGAAGCACCTGTAGCGTATTATGTTTATACGTTTGTAAACGCAGATAGAACTGAAAAATTGATTGTACTTACTAGTCCGACAGGACAAGAAAGTTGTATAGTATCACACTCTTTTGATTTACAAGTAATACCTAAAGAGAGTACATAAGAATTAGTCGTTGACGACAAATATGGTAGACAGACTGGACTCCGGAGCAGTTCCGGACAGCTCCACCATAAACACTTGGTTTAGTATCGTGAGAGAAAGACAAAGTGTTTTTGATGGGGCTGATATAGGATTCGACAGATGTTGAGAAATTTGTAAGAGATTAATAGGTGGCAACCTTAAATGCTAATTAAACGCAAACGATAATAACTTTGCATTAGCAGCTTAATCACTGCTTTGAGTTTTGTGGATTGTACTTCGAAACAGAAACAATCCACGCTTTACATTTAATAGAATAAGTGATATATTATATAATATGAACTCAAAAGAATTTACTCAAATAATCAATAACATAGTCAAAGAGAAAAGGCCTATTTCTTATATGGATGCCGTAGTGTGGTATTGTGAAGAACATAAGATTGAAATAGAAACTACTTCAAGACTAATATCAAAATCTCTCAAAGAACGAATCAAAGCAGAGGCTTTAAATGCCAATATGCTGAAGATTAAGAAAGGTGGTATTCTACCTGTATGAATGGTTTAGAAATGTTATATCATATGTTGTTTGTGGAACCCGAAACTGCTTTATGGGGTTTGATTACGATAGGTGTTATATTTGCATTGTTAAGCATTGTATTAGATTATGGTTATGATGAAACCAGGGATAAAAGTTAATGTATGGCGGATTTGATGTGTATAAAATATACTTGGGTGTCAAACTCCACTTTACAACAGATAGTTATGATTATATAAAATATGGAGGTAAAAGTAATGCTAAATTGGATACGTTCACTAAAAGAAAAGATAGGTATTTTTTTCATAAGTTATCTAAGCGATATAATGAACGAGATATTTTGGATTATTTTGTTGCTAATTTTGTTCTTAATGGTGATAGTTGGATAGGTGATTTAATTACAAATGAAAGTGTTGAAAATTTTACCAAGTACAGAAAATATAATGAGTCGTTTAAGTATCATTTTCGGGACGATTGTGTTCGGATTAATGATGATTTTATCTCTAAGCGTATTCGTTTTGATGATGGTTTTGGCGTACCTAATGGACAACATCCTAGAATGCTACGATTACTTATACAAAGGAGAATTAACTTCCAGACCGCCATATATCTCAACAAACATTTGTCGTTTTTTAAAAATTGGGATAAAGAAATTAATGAAAAGGTTGTATGGCCTAAAATCTCTCACACAATTAAGAGATTGACACCGTTCTTGAACTTTAATGTGACAGAGGCGAAAATGATTATGAAAGATGTATTTTTAAATGAGTGAGATTAAACCGATTACAGAGAAACTAGACGAAAAGATTAAGAAGTTGAATAGTAGTAGAGTATTCAAAAAGATTACACCAAAAGGTGATTTATCTTGGTATATTAAGTGGGCTGCAAGTGCATTTTTAATTATTGGTATGATGTTGGCGTCTGTTAATTTATTTCCATATAATATTATGGTTGCAAGTGTCGGTGTATTTGGTTGGTTGATTGTAGGAATGTTATGGCACGATAGAGCATTGATTGTTCTTAATGCAATATCATTAGCAATCTATTTAATGGGTGTAATAGGACACTATTTCCAATGAGAGTATTCTGTATAGGTAATGGTGAATCAAGAGTTGGTTTTGATTTAGAAAGATTAAGAGTATTAGGAACTATTGTTGGTTGTAATGCTCTTCACAGAGATTTTACACC